AATGATCAGAAAGAATTATTCTTAAAAAGTCGATTCCCTTACCATCAACAGCATCAATGAATAGTTCATTGATAATAGAATGAAATGATGGAAGCTTCGATGTGTACTGAAGGAATCGTTCAATAGAAAATATCTCATTCTTCTTGCTTCCTAAGGCAAGATTAGTCACTCTTGCTTTATTTACAATTCGTCTCATATGATTAGGGCTACAAGTCATGATATTACCAAGGATATCTCTAAAACATTTACATACTAAAGTACAAGAAATAACAGAAGAGAAACATGATTCATTAATCATACCAAGAATAACAGAAAGGATATCCCTTGGAAGTAATAATATAGACTCCATTCTCTTTAAGCGGATCGAAACATTCTTAATATTATTGCATTCATATTTTAAACATTATGAATGCAAATTTCTTACTGACATTGAGATAACATCACAAAAATAATTATGTTCTTACAACACTATAGGCATTTATTTGATGTTTTTCTGTAATAGAAAAGAAAAGATTAAGTAAAAATATAATAACCATTTTTGATGATAAAAAAGAATAACGTTTATTTTTATTTATAAATCGAAGAATGATCACCACCATTGTCAAAAGAGACGGTACTATTGTCAATTACGACTTGAGTAAAATTGCTCATGCTGTGAGAGAAGCCTTCAACTCAACTGGAGAAAATGGAAACTTAAATGTCGATGAACTTTCAATGACTATAGCCGATCTTGTGAACAATGAATTGATGTTTATTAAGGAGAAATATCCACATACTCCCATCACTGTCGAACTTACCCAGGATACTGTAGAAGATGTTCTTATGAGAGAGAAATGGTTGAGAACCGCTAAGTCATATATCATTTATCGTCATGAACGTACTAAAGTTAGAAAAGAGAGGAAACCGATCTCTGATGAATTAAGATCTAAGGTTCTTGAAAGTAGTAAGTATTTTAAATCAACTTACAATGAGTTGATTTATTATCGTACTTACTCTCGTTGGATCCGAGAGAAAGGAAGAAGAGAGACTTGGGTAGAAACAGTTGATCGTTATTTCAACTATATGTCTTATAGACTTGGTTCGAAGATTTCCTCTCTCGATCTCGAGAGATTGAAACAAGCAGTTCTTCGAATGGATATCATGCCAAGTATGAGATTACTCCAATTTGCTGGTGAAGCAGTCGATAGGAATGACATGTATTCGTATAACTGTTGTTATATTGCTCCCACTACTCTCAAGGATTTATGTGATATTATGTACGTTTCTATGTGTGGAACTGGAGTAGGTTGGTCAGTGGAAAAGAAATATGTCGATCAACTACCTACTGTTAGCATACAAGGTGATCTATCCGAAGAGAAAGAAATACCGACATATACTGTTCCTGATTCGAAAGAAGGATGGTGTGATGCTTTTCTTCTAGGATTACAAACATGGTATGGAGGTAGAGATATTAATTTCGATTTCTCTGAGATAAGATTAGCTGGTGCTCCATTGAAGGTAACTGGAGGTAAAGCTTCTGGACCAGAACCACTGAAAGAATTACTAAAGTTTGCGAGAGATACCATTCTTTCTCGTCAAGGTGCTAAACTTACAACACTTGATATTCATGATCTTATCTGTTATATTGGTAAAATAGTTGTTGTCGGTGGTGTTCGTCGATGTATCGCTGAAGATTCCCGTGTGTTAGTTAAAGATAAAAGTTTTAAGTACATTCAGAATGTCGAAGTAGGAGATCTTGTTCTTACTGATGATGGTTATCGTCCTGTTACTAATACATTCTCACAAGGAGTACAACCCGTCCTACAGATTACTCATTCTAATGGAATGCTATGCGTGACTGATAATCATCGAATGGCTGTTCTTAATTCGAAAAAGAAGAAAGAGTTAAATAGTATTCTAAGGCTTGGTGCTGATTTACTTCAAGTCGATTTAGTTGATGATTTGAAGTTATCATCATACATCGAGTGGAAAGAAACAAAAGATCTCACTAAGGAGGACTATCTCATCTTTCCTGGAATTAATAACGAAGAAGGTAATAGCGAAGAAGGTAATAACGAGAGAAATAAAGCAAGAATGTTTGGTATATTCACCGCATGTGGTAGAATGAATCTATTTCATACATCATTAGAGTTTGTTGTCAAGAACAATGAGAATCTTGATTTTATTGTCAACCAATTGGAACAATTTGGAGCGAAACCAGAGGTATCTACTTCAGAGGATGATCATGTCAAGACATTTACTGTGAGTGTATCAGAAGAAGATATAGTGGAGTATTTTTATGAGAGTTATTCTAGAATAATTCCCGATGTTGTTCTACACGGAAATACTAATGTTAAAATAGGATATCTCAAGGGTTTATTTATCGATAATTCGAGATTAAGTATTGAAAATAGTATGAGGTTTGTCAAGGATGTTCAATCTCTTCTTTATTCCATTGGTATTGTATCAAGAGTTGAGGGAGTTGAGGTGGGTAAGTTGGGAGTTTTCAAAGGTGTATTAACAGTCAATCCTGACCAGAGGGATTATCTTATATCCGCATTTAATCATCCAACTAATGAACTGAGTATGAACTACATGTATGCTAATTCTGACGGAAATGTTACACATCATTTTGATAATGGTAATATCAGATTCTTTCTTTCTCGTGTTAACTCTCTTGATATCGCTAAATCAGTAATGACTTATGATCTTGAAGTCGATGGACCACATTGTTTTGTTGTTGAAGGAGTACTATCGCATAACTCCGCGATGATTTCAATCTCTGATCTTAATGATGAGGAGATTAGAAAGTGTAAACAAGGTAACTTCTATAATGATCATCCTCAACGTTGTATGGCAAATAACTCTGCTGCTTATAACAAAGTACCTAGTGATCAAGAATTAATGACGGAATGGCTTTCTCTTATCCAATCTGGTTCAGGCGAGCGTGGTATCTTTAACCGAACTGGCCTTTCAGAACATTTACCAGAAAGAAGAAGAGAATGGTTAGGCGAAAGAATCAATGAAATAGGAACAAATCCTTGTGGTGAAGTTTATCTTAATTCCCATCAGACTTGTAATCTTAGTACAGTCAAGGTAGATATTGATGATAATCTCGATACCCTTCTAGAGAAAATAGAGCTCGCAACCATTCTTGGTACATATCAAAGTTGCCTAACTAATTTTAATTATGTCTCGAGTAAATTCAAGGAGAATTGTGAAGGTGAAAGATTACTTGGTGTTTCAATGACAGGTCAACATAACTCCCCTCTTTTTAATACTATGTTAGATAGTAAGGAGAATGAAGAGAAGATGTCTATACTATTAGGTAAACTGAAAGAAAGAGCAATATCAACTAATCTCGAATATTCCGAACGTTTTGGTATTAATCCATCTACTGCTATTACTCTCGTTAAACCAGAAGGAACGTCAAGTGAAATGTTAGGATGTTCTAATGGTGTACATCCTTATTTTGATGAATACTATGTAAGAAGGGTAAGATTATCTGCTCATGATTCGGTGTTTAAATTACTGAGAGATCAAGGCGCTATTTATTATCCAGAGACTGGTTCTACTATAAATGATGCAACAACATTCGTTGTGGAGTTTCCGTTGAGGGCACCAGAAGGCTGTAAGACAATTAAGGATTGGCCAGCATTAAAGATGTTAGAGTATTGGAGGATGATGAAGATGTATTACTGTGAACACAATCCAAGTGTTACCGTTTCCATAGGTAATGACGAATGGATCGACGTTATGGTCTGGTTGAAGGAAAAATGGCAGATAATTGGTGGACTTGCTTTCCTTCCAAGATATGATCATGTCTACAAATTAGCTCCTTTCGAATCTATCTCAAAGGAAACATATGAGAAATTAGTTAAACATTACGAGAAGAATAAGATTGATTATACTAAGTTAATCTACTATGAAACAGAAGATGAAACTAAACTTAAGACACAGGCTGCTTGTACTGGTCCAGATGCTTGCTATATGTAAATTTAGTGTGTTAATTAAAAACTAGGTGTATTACACTGTAATACACGTAGTCTATATTATAATAATAAATAGTTAGGGGCGGGGTTAGAAATACTATAAGAGATCTTTAATGTCACACGGATCTCTCATACTATTTATTATTTATCGAAGTAAATAATAAATAGTAATGCATAGTTAGGGAGTAGGATTATAAAATACTATGAGAGATTCATACGTCATTAAAAATCTCTCATAGTATTTTATAACCACCCATACTATTTACTTCGATAAATAATAAATAGTAATAAATACTATGTAAAAAATGTTTAAATCACGAGGAATACATATGAAAAAGAATATGAAGTATTGAGACAAAAAGTATGTTTGTCTCTTCGGACTAACAAATAATAATAATTTAATATTATTATTATTTATCTCTGAGTAGAATTTATAATACTATTCTATACTGTTCTATATTTTGAGACTAAACGGTATACGATAGTATATAATAGTATTATAAATTCTACTCAGAGATTTCTGATGATTGGCTAACTATCTATTATTAATAATAGGTATATTTGTCACAAATATCTTGATATTTGCATAACTCATTCTAATAATTATCATCATATAATTATATTATATGATGATAATTATTTTAGAAATCATCAAAACAACGGAATTCAAAATAAAATAAATCGAGTATATCAAATGGAAATTACTCCGTATAATACCGCAATAGTAATTCTTGTGGGAGCAGCGGGTGCTCTAGCTATTAATGAATGGGGTATTTCAACCACTGTTTTACCTTGCGCTCAGATGCAAACATTATTCCTTGCGCTCGTCTTATCTATACTAACATTTGTTCTTATATTATTGTTAGTATATGGTCCGATAGGACAACTTATCTGGGCAGCAGTTATTTTGACGGCCATAGCTTTCTTCATATGGGTGATTTTATGGACATCAACTGATTATTGTGAGAAAGAATTACCTTACACTAACGCTTTTTAAAGATAGAAAATATTATGATGACATTCGTTATTATAATATTATGTTAAAATGGATGGCCCTCAAGGCGTTAGCATTTTGTATAAAATATTGTTCGTTATTGTGTTATCAGTAATAGGAGGTATATTGTATAATATAATAATAAATATCACCAACTATTATATTGTATGTTTGGTCATTACTATTATATTTACTATGCAGATTGTCCTATTATTAGTAATAAACGGGAATGATAATTTCTTATTATTTCTCTTAATGTTAGGACTTGTTTTAATTGTAATTCTATGGATGCTTATTTCCTATAGGATATCAATATACGGTTCATGCAATATATCAGAGAAAGAAATAGTCACAACTATACTGGATAGTAATGAATCTCTCATTACTTTATTAAATCAAACTAATATGATGGGAGATTCAAAGATAGTAAAGTATGGAAAGAAGATCATCGAGAATAGAGGAAATGAAAATAATATATTGAGTTGTTGGCTATCAGGTGATGAATCTGGAATAGAAGATTATCTCAATAAGTTCGATACTTTCGATCAATGTAATAATTTATTATTGTGGGACTTACGGTAACAAATTATCACAATATAATATTAACTCAGTAATAATTTATATGATTATGATTTATAAATTATTTATTATAACAATCGATAGTAACAATATTGTGTTCATACAAAGTAGAAAAGAGAAAACATGGAACGAAAGGATGAAGCGAAGAATGTTGAGGTGATCGGAAGAATCAAAGCAATCAAGGGTAAAGGTCATTTTATTATCCACACAGTTACAATGAATCGTGACTTCGATTGTAACTGTAATTTCTTTTGTCCTGTTCAAGAGGGTGATGCAATTTGTGCTATTTGTTTATATATTGAAGGTTCTCCATTACAAGTGATTAGACCACCATTCGTAACTGTTCCAGTGGATAGAGATAGCATTATTAATACTTTCTGTCGAATTCTCAGAGGAACAGCATTTGGTAATATTAAGGCGAATCGATTATTCGATTCCTTTGCTACTTTGTCTGGAGGAGCAGAGAACGTTGGTAGTTATCTTAATGAACTCGCTGAGAACTATGTGAAAAGAGATCGATCAGACATAACATCTGATAGTCCGATACCAGAACTTTCTGTGGAGCAAAGTAAAACTCTTCTTAATTGGTGGTATAAGAATAGAGACTTGAGACGATTATGGTTATTAGGTCTAACTAATAAAGAGATAAATGAATGTCATTTATCAACAGACAAGATCTATCAGAAATGTATCACTAATCCCTTTACTGTTCCTGCTATTCCATTAGAGAAGTGTATTGAGATTCTTCAGAAACAAGGAAAGGGTTATCAAGAAATCGATATTCAATGTGGTAAAGTAGTCCGCTCAATCTATCACAATTTGAACCAAAGAGGATGGTCTGGAACACCGATGTATGGATTGCTTCGCTCTTTTCCTGAATTAGCCAATAATCTTGAATATATGAAAGAGAAATACTCTGTGGTAGTAGATATGGACACCATTTACTTAGAAAGAGCATATCAGATAGAACTCAAAGCGAGAGAATACATTGCAGAAATTCTTTCTTATAACACAGTTGATGATACAAGCACAGAACTTGATTCAATAGAAAGACCTAGTGTTTGTTTCCGAAGTATTCACCAGTTATCCGATGATCAGATAAGAGCAGTACAAGGAGCAATGGATCATCCATTAGCAATAATTACTGGTGGTGCAGGAACTGGTAAAACAACTATTATTGCAGAATTAGTTCATAATCTAGAAATAAGACATCTACCTTACTTATTATGTTCTTTTACAGGAAAGGCAGTATCTCGTATCAAGGTCGTGGTTAATAGAAACTCTGTTACTATTCATCGCTTTCTTTCGAGTGGAAGAGGTATTTCCGGTGAATCTGGTGATGATGGAGGAATGGGAATAATAAGAAATAAGAAACCTTTCGTTCACGTTGTTATTGATGAAGCATCAATGATTACAGTTGAATTATTCGTCCTCTTGTATGAAAGACTGAAAAGATTCTATGAGAAGATATATGTTACTTTTGTTGGTGATGATAATCAACTTCCTCCGATTAGTTGGGGAGCTCTTATGAAAGAATTATTGAAATCACATACTGTTCCCGTTTATCGTTTACTCATTAATCACAGAGTATATACTGCAAAAGGTGAGTTAGATGGAGTTATTGTTAACTCAGAAGGAATGATAGATTATAATACAAATCGCCTTAATGGTATTGAAGAACCTCCATTTGAATTGACAGAGACGGCTAACTTTATGATTATCGATGCTACCGGTCTTGAGAAGGTAACAGATATTATCAATGGTTTTCATCGAGCAGGTGTTAAGATAGATAAGTTCTGCATTATTACTCCTTACAATAAGGATCTTGATGAACTAAATAAGATGGTACAACAAATATATAATGATGGTAAATCTTACACTGTAGATGTTAAGAATAAGGTATGGATGGTAGGTGATCGTGTCATTATGTTAGAGAATAATTATGATATAAATGTTATGAATGGAGAAGAAGGTATTGTGAAGGAAATCAGTAATAAAGCTATCTTAGTTGATTTTGCTGGTATGTCTCATGAGTTTTCCCTTAAATATAATGATGAATATGAGAAAGATTCTAGTAAGAATTACACTGGTGACACTGATCCGTTCAAAGAGGAGTTATCGGTGAAAATGTTAGCACACGCCTTTGCTATTACTGTCCATAAGTCGCAAGGATCAGAATGGGACTTTATTATCTTTTACTTTCCTTCTGTCTTCAATAAGTTTTCTAATAAGAATGGTACTGATGAACTGTCATCGTTTCTTAATTTCAATATGGTTAACGTTGCTATTACTAGAACAAAGAGAGCATGTTGGTGTGTTGGTGATCGTGAGAAATTAAATACTGCTGCTGTTAAGTTATCACCTTATCGTCATGAAAACTTACATAAGAGATTGAAGTCAACTTTACCATTAATACCAGAAAGACTTGTTCATAAATTGAGAATTAATGAATATGAAGAGTTACCTCCTATGGATGATGATTACTGTCCCGACTAAGTATTTTAAAAATCTTATTATATTACTATTACTGATAGTAATATAATTTTATATTACTATTCTTATGTTTCACTACTTGAAGCCCCAGTTTATCTAGTATTAAAAAGGTAGTTTTATCAAGATAATAATGGAGAAACTATATATTGTTGGTGCTTTTCTCGATAATACAACTACATATTCCTACGATAATTTTAAGGAATATTATGATATTAATGTTGAACTGACTAATATTATTAACACTCACGGAGGAGATCTGTTCTCCAGATATATCTCATATAAGACACAAGAACACATAAATGAACTGTTTCAAAAGATTAATAAATATAAGAACCCTTATTCATGGACCGATGATGATATTAATGATATTACTACTTGTATCCTTCATCGATGAAGGATATATCGGTTATTGAGGAATATTTAGTGAGATTGTTATCAAGGAAATTTATTGTAAGAAGATTAAAGTACTATGATTTTGGTGAGAATGACAATATCACCGGTACTATCGAGTTAATCTTTAATAATAATGAGATATTAACGATTCCAAAGGTATTGATGGTTCAATCAAAATTATGGAGAGAATCTTTATTTAACGGTATGTTAACGGGTTCTGACATAACATTTAAGATAAATCACCCAATAACAACCAACGGAAAGAAGGCATTAAGTGAACTACTGGATCCTTCTAATAGTACCAAAGAATTTTATACTTACTTTGAAACAATAGATGATATGTATACATTCATTATTATATTTCAACATCTGGGATTGCGTTATCATGGACTAGATTTCGTTGATGATTAATCTTATCGATGATACATTATAAACTAATAATATTATGTATATTAAATGGATTTAGTGAGAGGCTACTATTACGCTAGATTATATAATAATGCAAAGTTCTGGTATAATATCATTACTAATAATTGCAGTAATATTAGAGTACCAATACAGATCCGAGATGATGCTTCCTTATTAAGATCTTTTTATAAGGAAATAACGTCATACAACGTTAATATTATTATATACGACAAGAGAAGACATGAAGGAATGATTACACTCGAATATAATATGATTGATAAAGAGAGTATGTCAATCATATTAGATTGTTTTACTCTCTTATTATTAGAAGGAAAAGCAACAACCGGAATAAATATAATATATCAACAGAAGACATATTCTGCTAGTAAAATTAACGAGATAGTCCTCTTAAGGGAAATGTTGGGTATGAGTATAAGAGGACATTTATTGAGAGATAAATCCATACATGGTATTAAATTAGATGATCTTACAGTATATTATGATAACACTGATTCATTTCCTTCTTTCTTACAAACAATATTGCCATTCCTAGGAAGGAATAGAATCATTACAGTATTTGAAGACAATGTTGTATATAAGTATGAAATAAGCTTCGATGAGAAGATGAATAAATATTTATTGATAGAAGTATAAAATAGTGAGATAAAATGGAGAGTGATATCTTACTATTTCCGCATACTTCTTTGAATGAAGGAAAGGATCTCGATATAGTTCTACAAGCTCTGGAGGATGATCGACTAAGATTATGTAATCGATTCACTCTCGAGAATATCCAATCAACATTAAGACTTTTGAAGAAAATAGATTCTCTTTCTCTACATTATCCCTACTTTTCGAAACCACCGGAAGAATACGATGTCATCGGAAAGAGAGTATATTCTCACAATTTACCTCAATATAGGAGCGATAGATACAATGAGATATATCTCAAGGCAATGACTCTTGGATTGAAGAAACTAGGTCATTTAGATTGTACTGTTGATATATTAAGGATTATTGCTAAAAGTTTAGGAGATGGAAAAATCACTAAGACAAATTATCTCATAATGTATATTAAACACGAGAAATTATTAGATAGTCTTTATTTACAGGTAGTATCTGAAAGGAATTCTCGAAAAGATCTCGATGATAATTCGACACTATGTAAAACAATCAATAGGCTAACACATAGATACGTTTCTCTATACAATGTGATGATATTAGAATGTCAACTAGCACTTAATAATGATGAAAATGTTCTACTGTATCCTATTATTGATAAATACCTTCCGTTATTAAAGAAAGAACAGGTAGATTATATTGATATCTTGGTTAATATGGTGAAAGATATCGATAGTAACCAAGAGTGCATGTCAGCGTATAAACAATCTAGTTGTTCTAATATCCAATATTTCTTACTCCGAGAGATGAAGGAGAAACATAAGAATTAAAAATCGTAAATATATCACTAATACCAATACTTAGTGATATAAAAATATAATATACTAATATAATATACTAATATAATAGTATGGATGACTCTTCCATTCTCGGGACTGATATAATCGGTTATATACTATCACATATTTGTCAACCTATTAATATTTATAATGCTTCTTTAGTATGTAAGAGGTGGTTCATTACAATTAGAAAAGAGATAAGTAGAATAGATGGTTATATTACAGTAGATGCTATTAATCATTACACTAAGTTGACCTCTTGTCGCGTACCAATTACAGGATTATCTGATATTCTTATGTTATTAGACAAGAATATTGGTAGTGATAATCTCTCACTGATATTGAAGGTGAGAGAATTATCACTATTTCCATTGAATGATAAGGTAGATAATTTTAAATATTATAATAGAGATCGAGAGTTAGATCTATGTGGTAATTATTTAACATCAATGCCATTAGGATCCTGTGGTAAAATAAGAGATCATATTAAACGTCAAGATATACATCAAGTATATAAACCTTGTTCATTAGAACGAGAAGAAACATGTTACGGAAAGAATTATGGTCCATTTAATCTCTGTCAACGATTAAATAATAGTGAAGTACTGTCTTCACAATCATCAATATGGTCTCGATGGAGGTCGAATAATAATAATAAAATAAAGAAAACAGGATCCATTATTCTAGATCATGAGAAGAAATCAATCGTCTTCAGTAATAAACTTACTCCTTTCTATTATAAATGGATAATTAAGAGATTATATCATGTATGGAACCATCAAGTGATCATGATTAAATGTCATAATCTTGCAGTGGAGCTAAATCATAGTAATGTATGCAGTTTCATAAAACCTCTAAATCATAAGAGCAATACAAAACATATAATTAAACACTGGAAAATACCTATTCATCTTAAGGTTGTCATTGACAGTATTAACTCTTGGGTTATCGGTGATACATTATATAGATTAGAAAACTTGAGCATATCTTCAAGTCTGAGAGGATTAGAGATCTTTATTGCTCCTTTTATTTCAGAAGTCGTAGACATTGAGAATATAATACTGTATATGTCTACCATTAATGCAAATTATCCAATAAGTATAACTTTGAGAAGTAAACCATTCCTTTTCTCACATGAGAGCCGACAAAAGAGTAAGATGTCCGTTGATATGAAAGTAATAGGATCATATTCCGATGATACTTCTCAAACTTCCATTATCGTAGGAATACCTCGTCAATAAAAATATTAATACATAGTATCTACTATGTATTAATCGAGTAGTAAATATAAGGAAAAATGATCGATATTTCTATGATAAGGGAAAATCTCGTTATTCCTAAATATCTCTCAATGGAAGCACAGAAATCCTATCTTGAGAAATTATATCATGTTTGTTTCTTCAATGAAGTTGCCAATAGATTAGGAAATCCTGATGATTATGATGGAAATCGGACTACTTATGACTTCGATGCATTAGAATCTGATTTCCAAGCAGATCTTAATGATATAGCTTTCTATAACAGTGAAGAAGCAGAAGGTCATTATATTGATTGGGAGAATGTCAAAATACTGACAGATTTAACGAAGAGAATAGGCCCATATATGGAGAGTGAGTCTTCCTTAATGAGTATCTTTGGATCTGAAACAGAAGCAGTATTTATCCAATGGCTATCAAGACAATTTGTAGAAAGTGGCCTTAAACATCGAGGTCCCGATTCGGATGATAGTATTACAGTCAACTTTCTCAATCAAACTGTATTTGTACAATCGGGATTGATGATGCAATCGAATCTCTGGAGAAGAATGGTATTAGAGGGAAAGATAAGGAAGACAGATAACTTCAATATACCTCTCACTATTACAGATGCTGGTTGCAATGGACTTCTCAAATTAATGAATGGAGAGAAGAATTATTACTCTTCATTTAGAACATTAGAGGATATTTACAGTTTTGTTGTTGTGTTCGAATACCTACAATTCAAGCATAATCTTGAATGATTCTATTAAAAACTTTATATCTTATTTTATATTATATTGAATATTCTTATCTTCATATGAAGATAAGAATATGATAAAATGGAATTACAGAAGTTATACTATGTTGGGAGATATCTCCATAACGCTAATATTCGATTCGTTCCAGAAGAGAGTAATAATGACAAAGACACGAAAGACGAACCCATTCATCAATTAATAGATAGTGTCTGCGAATGTACGACTGGGAAGGAATGTGATGCAGTTACACCTGATAGTAGCGAGAGTGAGATCGAAGATACCTTTGCCGCTCCAAAGTACCTAACAAATTGGGGATTCAAAGAACTCAGGCGAAAGTATGATAGAGCAACGTAAAATACCAATGATTATCGAAAAAGAAAGGAAGAACGGAAAGAGCTCGACAAAGGCATAATAGATGCATACAAGAAAATGGGCAAAGAATATAAACCAATTAAATCCAGGTTCGACGATGAATTAGAAGAATATAATACAAAGCTAATCACGATAGTTGATGGATTATCATCCTATATGGATAATGAGAATGATCTCAAAGAAATATTTGGAACACCTAATGAAGTATATCTTGTTAAACTTATGACTGGTAATTTTATTACTGATTCTCTCAAGTTCAGTGATTATAATGAAGACAAAGATATTGATGATATCCTTATCCTTAGATTTAATGGTGATTCTAATACATTATCTATTCGTAAAGTGTTGATGTTACAATCTACTCTTTGGAGACAATCATTGCTCAAAGGAGATATATCTGGAAGTGACAAAGAGTTTGAAATACCTTATTCTGTCACTGATAGAGGAAAAGAAGGTTTGTACAAGATACTTTCTGGCGATATCGGTCTTGGTAAGAAGAACAACTATTTCTCACATTTTCAGACTATAGACGATGCTTATAGTTATATTATGGTATTCGAATACTTACAACTGAAATTCGTCGATTAAAAATAAAGTAAAAATTAAATTAAATACTATCTACTCATGTAGTATTTAAAATGGATGACACGGAAAGATTAGCATTAGCATTGAAAAATAATTTACTTATGTACGAATTAGCCGTTAATTGTAGTGAGAGTACTAGATTATCGGTAATATACCGTTTACTACCGTATCTCATTGGAGAACCTCACGAATATCACAGATGTTTAAAGCTATGTTTCCCTCTTCTTCTTCATGACTATAATAATCTTTTCGATTTAATCATAAAGAATTTAATGATATCTTTCTCAACTCTCAAAGACGTTTATGGGGAAATAGTGTATACTATCCATTCCTTTGGAAAATTAGAAGAATTCTTTTACAGAATATCACAGAAGAAAGATATTCTTCCTAATGCTTTTCACTATATCTTACAAAATCACAAATTAAATTATGCAATCCTTTTCCAGTTAGAATTAAGAGATTATGAGAAGAGTTTCGGTAATAACAATAATATCGAAACTTTTCAGAATTATTTAAGCAATGTCTTTCCTATGATGGGTAAATATAAACCTAATTTTACGGCTGATGCCAGTAGTGATATCGATTCTTTGATAAGAGAGTTGGCATCGACATTTAATGGATTTCCTGTTGATGCTTACTCTCTCAAAGATCTAAAAGAATTATTAGAAGAAAAATTAAGAGTATTTTTCTCTGCTCACACAAAAAGATCATAAATTATTAAAAACAAGAAATGGATATGTCCATTTCTTGTGTAATTCTGTGTTTATTTGTCCTTCCTAAATTATAATTATTACTAATAATTGAATAAATACAATAATATTAGTTTAAAGCGGAATAAAGAACAAGAAAATGAAGGCAATCATAATCTTCGTTTTATTATCTCTTGTCGCTCTTATCGAAGCAAATCCTTCCATTATCAATGCAACTCAAGTAACTTATGAAGAACATGGTGAATGTAATATTGGTCCACCAAATACTTGTCTATATCACAATAATGATGCTCAAATAGTTGTTGCTCAAGGTGGTGCTTTCGGTGTGACCATCTATACTAATGGTTGGTTGTTATTCCCTACTAGCAGTTTAACCAGCACACCTAATTCTGTTACACTTCATTTGACTGGTTGCACCCAAGCTTGTGGATGTATTGAAGAATATTACCTACAAGGGGCACCAAATGGAAATGTTAATTATGCCTATAACACTTCTAACTCATGGGTTGCTTCTAATATTACCGGTAGTACAACTGCTTGTCTTAGTACTTGTCCTGCATTACCTGCCATCTACACCAATCAAAATAGTGGTACTAATAGTGGTGGTTATTTCGCTGTTGATGTTACCGTTGCAGTTCAAGCCGCTTATGCTGCCGGTAAACAACCAGCTTCCATTGAATTGGTAGCAAAGAATCAACAAACAGAATCAGCATACTGCAAGCATGTTTACCCTCCTTACTTACTCATTTCTTAAAAATGTAAATATAATATATTGCGAGTAGCAATATATTATGTGAATGGAATATTCTCCTAATATAAATGTCATACTTCGTGTAATAACGGTGACGAAATTAGAAGATGAACTAATTGTTATAACATGGTGTAGAATTTATCTCATGATATTACTCTTTGGTATTATTATATTGGTTCGGCATAATTAAACTCCATAGATAATAATTAGTATTTATTCTTCCTTAGTCCGAATAGACAAACGTATCTTTCGATACGAAGTGATATAATGTTACATATCTATCATTCTTCATGAAATTCCGAAAATACAACATATTAGTACTTAGTACTAATATTTATTTACTATTCAACATATTAGTATTATTTGGTATTACTTAGTACTAATACTTAGTACTAATACTTACTATTCAACATATTAGTATTATTTGGTATTAATACTTAGTACTAATACTTAGTACTACCTATTCTATTTCTATTATGATAGAATCGGATTTATCATGGATATAGCAGTTAAAACTTGGATTGAGAATCCAACTTGGTATTACTGGAAGAAAAGGATAAGAACTATGAATAGAAGCAGTTTGTATATATTCCTTCGATAATCTACTTTTAATCTCCTTATTTAACTCAGTGATTAAGTTTACAAGAGATCTCTCTTTACTTGATTTAACCATGAGATATAATCTATTGAAGAATAATCGAGTAAAGAGAGATCCTTTGTAAGTTGAGACAGCATTCTCGTGTTGTTGAGATGACACTATTAGAAGGACTCTCTTATCAATAAAAGATTTAAGATTATCTACAAGTCTACTCCTTAGATGATAATTACTTGCCAATTTAAATCTCTTGGAGGGAATATCCAGATAGAAAGGTAAATCAAGATCAGAACCGTTACAACAATCTAATATAATAAAGACATCACGATAATTCTGTAAGATAGAATCACTTATCATTGATATTCCGTTATCAGGCTCACTTCCTTTCTCACTATAATAGTATGAATTAAATAAGAAAAGTTCTCTTATTTTCTGAATGGAAATATGAGATTTATTGGGAAGATCTAATTTACCATTACTACCGTGTCCAGAATAATAAAGGATAATTTTAGTGTATTTCTTCTCTGATAGTTTGAGGGTAATATTATCGATTATTTCCTCATAGGAAACAATAGCATGATATTTTGGTTCTGTTGTCATAAAATCCATAATATCAAGATCGACAATACCTTCTGCTACCCATTCGGAAATACCAGGAGGTAATATCTGTTTATCCATATCTGTCAATATCAAGATAGAATCTGATGGTATATTAGTGATATCCTTCATGAATTTGTATGCTCTGTGAATATCAATAATAACACTGGGAATAGCTTTTTCTGGTAATCCATTGATATAGGAAAATCCGATGATAATACCAAGAATCTTATCAGACATTTACAGATATTCTTTGCTTTATTTATAGATAAATATGATTGATAAAAAAATATAATAAAGTAAGAGTTCTCTCCTTTTCAAATGGAACCTGTCTCTAATGAATGCTCCCTTGTTATTCTAGGTGATGTTTTACCTAAGATAGTAAATAAGCTTGACTCAATGAAAGATGTTTGTTCATTGAGAAGAACATGTTCCACTCTCAATGAATATGTTCTCAATCATAGAAAGAACATTCATGGGATATCTCCTTTCTCTTTTGTCAAACTATTTACACGTGTGAAAAGAACTTGTGAAGTAATGATCGAGAAGAAAGAAGATATTTCTAATTTGATGAATCTCGAAGGACTAATCCTTCGATTTACTACGCTTGAATCACTACAAAGCTTGGACATACCTTTTACAGTTCAGAGTTCTCTTGATATCTTTCTTGGAATGAATTATGAAAATCACGTTTTTATTCTTCAGAAGGATAAATATGATCCTGATATGACGATTTTGATCGGTAGCAATACCCCTACTAATAGAGTGGAGTCCCAGATCTTATTTAACATATTATTCAAACGTATTGATACATTTGTTCTTGAATGGGAGTCGATTATCGATTTGAAAAATGGTGATATTAATGATATCTCTGATATCGAGAATATAGACACTACTATTTTAGCCATTCCCTTTGAACAATCGAAAATTCTTACTATAAGAATAGGGTCAGGAGCCATATTTCCTCCTTCCTTGATTTATGGAATTACCGGTTTTTCTGAAGAAGTTAGTTTTGAAAAGACAATGGAATTTATAAGTAATAATGATGAATGTCTCATAAAACACTACGATATCACCATGAAAAGAGCGAAATTGTTAATAGAGAAATTATTTAATCTCGACACTAAGATACCAATTGAGGTCGACCTCATAGAAATTAGTTTGAGAACTATATATGTTCACATAATTAGATTGTTAAGGAAGTATCGAGAGGAGAATTCTCATACAAAGATTATTAATGGCGGCTCCTTCATTGTAAATATGGAAGACGATGATTTCAACTATCTTATTACACATAAGACAAGATTAATCACAACGGTGAAACTAGGAGAACCATTGGATCCTAATAAATTTAATATTGTGAGGAAGGTATTAATATTAGAATAAAAAAAAACTATATACAAGTATAATCTTGTATATAATACTAATGATAAATCAGACATACATATTTAGAATTAATACAACTAAATACTATCACTGGATACTATTTAGTTGTATTAATTATATATTATTACTGGATAGTAATTTTCTTCTAAATATGTATGTATGTATGTATTATTAGTACTAACTATTTCCACTATAATAATACTTGTATAGTATTATTATATTTTTATTTCAACATAATGGATTACCCGAGATATCAGTGTTAGCATAACAAGAAGTAACCATATGTGTGCACCTTCCACAACGAGTACATCTCATTTTATTAATGTTAGTATTGTTAGTATTGTTAGTATTGTTATTAGTACTTGGACATTTTGCCGCAAAATGTCCAGATGAACCACATGTATAACATCTATCATTAGCTCCTTTAATTTGCATATTAATTTCTTCTATTGTCTTTTTCGAGAGATTGATCTGACAGTATGTTGTTCCTCTCACATTCTCTATTCCATACTTTTCCATCATTCTCAATGTTTCAGTCAACTCTAGAAACTTATCACCTTGTTTTGTTTCTAGTATTTCAATTGGTTTGTATTGCTTAGTCCAAGCACTACCATTACCATTCAGATGTTCCTCAAATCTTTGCTTAACAGGTCTAGTTGTTCTTCCAACGTAATATTTGCCACATTGCAAACGAAGAATATACACATTAAATATATTAACTTCTTTCTTATTATTCTTGACAGAAGTCATGTTCATATTATCAAGATAACTACGGACAGATTGTTCAACCATTTCCTGTTGGGAGATAGTATTGACATTAGGACTCATATTGTTACTCTTTGTTAATATAA